ATTGTTGTTTCCAACAATTCATTTCCGAACATGTTTTACGATTTTAACATTCGTAAACTTGTCAATATAGGAATCATTGTTTACAAGAAAATCAATCCTATTAGACCATTTTCTATTCATTCTATCAGCAATCATCCACATACCGTCATACTCACCTGCTCCCACAATATATATGGAATCACCTGGTGAATAAAATTCCTCAAGGTCTCTACTTATCGCCACGTATTTGTGGGATAGAGGGTCTTTCGGATTGATATGATAATTAAATGCTGTTACATATGGGTCCTCATTACACTGTTCAGGAACTGCCTGATAGCATGTTGCGGTAACCAATGTTCGCAGTATTACAATTGATATTGATAAATTTAACATATTTTACGAATTAAATTAATAAAATCATCCAACGTCATATGTACATATTTTCCCTGTGTTACAAACCTTCCTTTAGGACTTTTCTTTGTCTTCTTTTCAAAGATGACATTAAATTGCCCGTCTTCGACAGGCATTTCCTTAATTATTGATATATAATCTACACGGTCTTTCAGTGTTTTACACTGTACATTCAGGTAGTCAGTATAACAGAGGTCAACCTTTTGGTCATCTCTTCTTCTTGACTCCGAACGTGATGTCACAACGTCTGGAAAAAACTCTGACAATAATTTAACACATTCTCTCTCCCATGAATGACCTGCATTTCTATTGCGATTTGCCATTTTTCAACTTCACTGTGCTGTCAGATACCTAACAACTTTTCTATCATACTATACGAATGATACTTTCCATGCATTGCATAAGAATCGGTAATATCTTTCGTCCCATCGTCATTGAATACTGAAGTAATACCATACTTTTCAACATGTCTCTCCGCAAAAGAAATACCTGCTGTGTCTGGATCACCCCAAATAAACACACGATCAAAACGTGATAAAATACTTTCCATCTGTTGTTCAGGCACATCAATAGATTCTGCCTGTGGTGCAAATGAAGGTATTCCGAACTCATGCATAAACATAGCATCCTTATAGGACTTTTGTATCACACATATCTCACCTTTATCAGGCAATAGTTTGTAGCCTTGCAGCTCCATACCACCTGATATAAATCTCAATCTCTCTTCAAGAGGTCTGTATATCTTAAACTCTGTAAACAGGTCATAAGAATAAGAGAGGGTCTTACATTTAAATAATGACCTGTCTATCCAGAATTTAGATATTGGACTAACTTTAAAGCGATTGAGTGTATCTACTGAGATTCCCCACTGTTTCCACAATCTTACATCATCCTCTGTGGAATGACGTTTATTTATTAATAATGTTGGAAAGCTTTTTGGTTTTACCCTGGTAGATACTGTTACGGGGAGTTCAGGGAGAAACCTGCAGTGCAGATCCTCCCATACTTTTTCAAGTAACTCTCCGAATGTAAGATAAGGATGTAGTATTGATACAAAATCAAATACTCCACCACGTTTGCCTGTACCGTAATCAATGAATCTTAAATCACCATTGTTACCATAGTAAAGCCTAAATGAAGGTGTATGATCATCCTCACGTAGAGGAGAACATACCATCCTCTTTGGAGAAACATCTCCGATGTACTTTCTATATATATCAATTTGTGATACTTTGCTGAGTATCTTTTCAATACTCAATTCTTTTTTTACGTTTACAGGCATAGTATAGCATAATAAATATTAATTGTTTATCATCCCCAAGGAGAATCTGACGCACCTGGTGCTTCAGAACCCATAGGATCTTTTACTGCAGTAGGATTGTAGTCCTGCCACACAAGGCTTCCTTGATAATCGTGGTTAAATGCACCATATTCATCGTTCAAAGACTTCTGAAATTCAGAAGCAGCATTTTGATACGGACGTACATACAGTTTTCTGTATGATGCCTGATACTGCTTACCATCATCAGTTGTCTTCACACCGAATAACATACCTACACAATTGGGTTCACCATCATTGGTCATTTTCAAGATACCTTTAATCTCTCCAAAGTTACCTGTGAAGATAGCATCCCAATTATCAAAGTAAAGTTGCTCACCATTCTTTCCACCTTTATGGTTTACCCATACACGGATGAAATTCATGAATTGCTCTTCGCCATCAAATGCTTTACGCATACCATCTTTGCTGTACCACTCATATGTAGGTCCTTCAGTTGGGTCTGCATAGCAGAACTGTGCTGAATTATTTACATATTGAAACTTGCCTGTCTTTGATTCAACAGGCTTTTTTGTGATAAAGAAAGATTCACGATATAAAAAATCATTTTCTAAATTACTTAGCCATAAATCAATGCGAACACGAGTGTTACCCTCTGCATCCGTATCTACTGATTCTTTTGGAGCTTTTGGTTCTTCAAAACCGAGAACATTCTTCATCTCCTCAACAGTTGGGGCAATTGCTTTAACATATACGAAGTTCGCACCCGTCATCAATTTTACTCCCCCTGTTACCTTTTCTGCACCGTCTCTTACTCCTATTGCCATTATGCGAATGTATTATAAGTTAGTTGATTATTATCAAACATTGTCTCTGTTGTGTTAACTTCTTCATTTGCAGTTACACCTGAAATCACAGAAGCATATTCATCTTCAGTACTTCTAGTAGTATCATCTACAATGTCAAACATAGGAACAACAATTTTTGTCGTTTTTACATCCTTCAATTTCGGGTGCTCAAACAAGAGTTTAACCTGATCTTTAGGTAGTTCATAATATTCTTCAATAGAACCTATTTCTACATTGTAACCACGAGCTGTATTAGTTCGTGTGTATCCAGCATTCATAAGAGTAATAATCTCACTTATAGAGATTTGTTTTTTTGAATTTTCCATTTTTTTAATTAAAAAATAAAGATTAATTTATCAGTGGGACCCTCTCCCGTAATATTCGTTAATAGTATTAACGACAATCTTAAGATCATTATCAATCTTAAGTTCTTTAAACATCCCCATTGGAGATTTTGCAGTAGTATCACCCGTATTTTGAGTTACAAAATGATTCCAGAGCTTTTTAGTATTTCCTTCTTCTTTTATATCTACACCTGCAAATAATACAATAGTAAACATGCCTTCTAATGTAATTACATTGTCAACAAGCTTACCTACAGTTTTAGCTTTTCTTTTTCTAACACCTGATAAATCTGTAACTTCATCATCGTGAGTAAGATATATAATTATCATATCATCACGTAACCCTGATGGTGCGTTAGCCATTTCCCATATATGCTTACCTATTGAGGTAAACTTATCAAAGCCTTTCTGTTCGGCTTTACGCATAAATTCATTTGCTGCACAATATTGCCAATCATCTACAACGATAGTTTTTATATGTGGCATTTTATCACTAACAAATTTCATTACTTGAAGTATAGTGGGTGTATCATCCGAAGAATACATGTTGCCACTATCAGGGGATGCCCCGTTTGTTACTTTCTTATAATCTTTCCCTTTAGGAAATGGTAATGCTTTCCCTTGCACATTTATAATGTATGTACTTTTAGGGTCAAGATTCATCATTGAGGTGCTTTTTCCTACACCTGATGGTCCTATGACCAACACGCCAATTGCGCTCATTTTTTTTAAATTTAAATAGTTTGTACGTACTGGTAAACTTTTTCTACCTCTGTACTATCCTCTGCCCTCGGCATTTCTTTAAAGTAACTACAAGCACCATCAAAGAAAAGTGGAGTTCTAACATTTGACTCTCCATCACGACTCTTCAATACCAGTAAAACTCTAAAATGATCTTGCAATACATCAACACGATAATTATCACACTCTTCTATTTGATAACGATCAGGAGCAAACAAACCAAAAACATTATCAGCATCACGCTGTGTTTCTTTATTATTTGCAAGACCGTCTAATGAAGGTTCAAGTTTTTCATCAATTGATTGACCCTTGAATGTGTATTGTTTTTTCTCTTTATCTGAACTTTGCTGTTGAACATTCACGATTATGTTAGCGTATTTGTTTCGTAGTTCAATGCAATGTTGCGATGAGAATTTACTTATCGTTTCGTGCTTACTTAGACCTTTTTCTATTCTTAATAAACCAATGTGATCTGTAATACAGATAACATACTCATTAGGGTCATCTGGAATGTAATTATCATTAACTTCTTTTTCAATACCGTCAATGGTTATTTTACGTTTTGTCCAATGCCCCTTTTGCTCATTGTATGTTTTCATTGTTTTAAAGATGCCTGTTGGGTTCCATATGTCATCCACAATAGTTACGTATTTCTCAAGGTCTGCAAAGTAATCTTTTGCTTCTTCAATTTTTGAAATTACACTGTCAGGCAAGTAGTAACCTACTTTACCAACAGAACGTAATTCCTTGATAGATATACGTATATTATGTTTGACAAACAACCAATATGATATAATAGACATCATAAACTTTTCTTTACTTTCCTCTAAACTGAAATAGAATATCTTTAATCTGATATCCGTATCAGGGTTCTCTTTGATGAATGTATAAGGAACAATAACATACAGGAAACGCGCAAGCTTGGATTTACCAACGCCACTGTTTGCTGTACATATATCGTATGTACCTCGTTCTATACCAGGGAAGAACCTTGATGTTCGTTCAAAAGGAAAAGGAATGCAGTTTACATGCCCTAAAGCAGCTCTTTCTTGTCTCTCTTTTATCTGAGACAGAGCTGAATCAAATATGCCGCCCCCACTTGACATTCTTTTCTGGTTCATCTTCAAGTACAGCATCACAAAGAGAAGCAAGCAAAGATATATTATCTTTGTAAATAAGATATTCGCTTACTTTCATAAACGTATAGTTCTCTTTTGCCTTTGCTTTGACATACTTTTCGGTTGCTTTAAGTATCGTATCGTCATCATACTGCGGAAACTCATTCTTGAATTTCTTTATATTGCGTATGATATTAGTCATATTACCTCTTACTGGATGATTATTGGTTTTAACACCTTTAGGAAAAAATTCCCTAAATTGATTTGCAAGCTCTTTTATATTATCAGTACTAGGAATAATAAAATTCCTGCTAATACTAAATAAAGCATTTGTAATAGTTTTACCTTTTTCAGTTATTAAACCTGCATCATCAACATAATTAAGACTATGAAGATAGTTAATATTACAGATATTACCTACTGTAAACTCAACATTTTCACACAAACCTTTAAGAAAGAAAATTTCATTGGGTGTAAGACCTTTCTCCCTCATCAACTTCACATTTACACCAATTATATCCATTAAATTGTTTTCATTAATAATTAATTTTTAGATTATCCATCTGTATTATCATTTCAGCATCAAGAGTATCAATAATTTGATTTCTTAATAACTTCTTTATATAGCCAGCATTTGTAATGCCAACACCCTCTCTCATATTTATTGACTGAGCAATACCATCATAGTCATCAAAATCTAACATGTCTGACCATATAACATTACTTATCATTTCTAGTGTTACTCTTTCCATAATTAATTAATAGTTTTTATAAATAAATCAATATCTAAATGGGTAATGACATTAAACTCTTCCATAGGAATTGTCTCTATCATCTTTTTAAACCATTTTTCTTCTTGTGTGCCAATTGTAACAAAAATGAACACACTACCTTTTTTATTTCCATTTTTACGTAATCTGCCTATACGCTGAATCATATCTATAGAACTACTATAGTATGACATCATAATCACGTTGTCTGCTCCTTTAAGGTTTGCACCTTGCTTGAGCATCTTGAATGAACCAATAGTTCGTATAGTACCTTTATCAAATCTATTGCGGAGGTCAAAGTTTAACTCTTCACGTTGTTTTTTTGTTTCCCCTTTCTTTGCAGAACGGACTACATTTTCTGTAACCTTTTCAAGAGCATCTAAATCATTATTAAATATAATTGTCTTACCCTTAATGGCTTTATTTAATTTTTTAGTAGCATCTATTTTAGAAGGAAGAGAGTACAATAGCTTAGATCGTTTCATCATTGCTGCTCTAACAATATAATCTTTCTTACTATATACACCCTGCCAAAATAGGTCATCAAGATACTTGTAGCTACGTGCCTCAGTTGTCTTAAAAGAATTGGCTTTATTACCCCCTTCAATGTTACGGTTTGTTTGATCAAGCCTATGATACACTACATGTATATCAAGTTTTCTACTTGTACCGTCACGCTGACCGTCACCTACATCATATGTAAAACATACTGGAGCTATATCATCAAGGAGAATTTCCTTACTTACCTCTGTATTATCTATCATATAGGTTCTATCAGATTTTACAGTAGCACTCAGACCAAGTATACGTTTACATTTATTCTTTTTATAGAACTGTATATATACAGGACTTATAGAATCATGCACCTCATCACATACAGCAAGGTCAAATGATTTTTTCACCCACTTACAAGCTGACTGATAACACGCAAACTCAAGATTAACATGCTTACGCACATCAATACCAAAAGCTTCTTTAAACTTATCAATATCTACATTTAAATCATGCTCACGCTGTGCGGTCTCTGCAAGAAATATGACATCACTACCTTTTGGTAATGATGCCATACAATCTAATGCAAGAAACGTTTTACCCATACCTGTTGCAAGCTCTACAGTACCTAATTGATCGCATGCATTCCAAGCTTCTTTAGCCTGGATACCTATTTCGCGTTTCTTATTATCTATTTTCATATTCTAATAATTAGTGCTATTAATACTGCGGAAATACACAGCAATGCAATTATCATATTTAACTCAGTTTCTGATGGTTCTTTCATAGTTGTTCTAAGATTTTATTACATTCTTTCAAATAATATTCAAAATTGAAATTATATGGTCCTTCAAATGTTCTGTTAAACATCGTTACGTTATGACCTGCTTCAATGTATGATACACGCTGCTTTTCAATCTTTACATCCTCTATAATATCAAAAATGTTAAGCTGGTTTGCAGGTTCGAGTTCAAGAATATCTTTTTTGTTTTCATCAGGAGGTAAAACTTTACGTAGTCTTACACCATCATTACTTACAAAATATCTATTTGTTTTCTGAAATGGTACTATTATATGCTGACCATTATTAATACACTCTGTTTCATACTTTGCACCACCTCTTGCTCTTACTGAACCACAAAAATCATAAACACCATGTGTTTTCACATCAAGGTCATCATAATGTTCTATTGTCATATGCTCAAGCAATGTCTGTGATGGACTAACTCCAAATATACACGCACGTGCTACAGCAATAGCCACAATT